CACTTCGGTAGGAAAATCGTAATTTGCCATATAACTTTTATTTTAATTGTTCGTATATAAATATATAACTTTTAAAAAATTAGAAATAAGACACAAAAAAAGTTCTCACTAAGAGAACTTTTTTCTTCATTATAAAAATATTTTGGAGGTAATATTAGAATTCTAAAATTGCGTAATCATACGATAGTGTCAATGTGATTTCGGCAGGGTCATTAGAAGACCAATCTAAATCATTAAACACAGCGTTGTTGATAAATGCTCCTTTAAGAGTCCATTGTTCAATTTTATCACCAACTGGTCCTAATAGGTAACATTGGATATCTTTCTTATAGAAATCTGCATATCCATCTCTACCTGTTAAAGATTCGTGTGATAATCTTACCCATTCCATTACTGCTTGAGCTCCACTAGGAACGATTGGGTCATATAGAGTAATCTCTACATCTTGCCATTCACCTTTACCTTTAAGTTTTCTCTTAACGTTAATGTGGTCGAGTGTAACAGTTTCAAATTGTATTGAAGGTCTGTTCGCTGTTTTTATAAGATATGAAGGTACACCATCGATTTCCATGATGAATCTATTCTTCATCTTTGGTTCGAAGTTGGTGTAAAACATATCGTTAAATTCTAATACTTCTGCCATTTTGTTTTTCTCCTAATTATATTCTACTATAAATATAGTTTACTTTTATTTTTGTTAACTTATGCGGTGAATGATGCTCCAGTCGGTAAGATGTTGAAATCTAACACGATGAATTCAGCAGTTTTAGTAGGTTGTAAAAATATTTGACCTGCTAAGATGTTTCTATCAATTACATCTGGTGTATTGTTTGATTCATCCATTACTACTCTAAAAGCATATAAACCTTGTCTTTGTTGTATTCCTTCTAAATACGGATTAACTGTATTTAAGAACTTTCCTCTTGTTTGTGCTGTATTTTGTTCGAATACTAAGTATCTTGAAGTAGAAGCAATATACTTCTTAACTTTAATCATTAATCTTCTTACATTGATTCTATCTAAAGCAGATGCTCTATCTTGTAGAGTTTTTTGTCCAAATGCAACGATACCCTCTCCTGGGAATGCTGCGATTGGATTAATCTTTCCTTCATATAAAGAATCTCTTTCAGCGTGTGTTAATCTGTTTAGTACAGAAACAGCTCCTACGATACCACCTCTATTTAAACCTGCAGGTGCAAACCATTCAGCTGCAATAGCATCATTCGCTGCATATATTCCAGGCATCAATACTGATGGTGGAACTGCGGTTAATTTATTAGTGTTTCTATCGATTGTTTTAACCCATGGGTAGTAAGTACCAACGTAGTTAGAATCTACTGCTGAACCTTGTGAAACTGCCTGAGAGATACTATCATTACCATCAGTTACATCACCGATGAAGAATGCATCTTCTCTAGCTTCTACCATATCAGTTACTTTATCGAATACATAAGAATGTAATCTTCTTACAACACCTGGTGCAGATACCAAGTTAATATCGAAATCATCTGGATTAGATACTGAGTTGATTGCTTTTACATAAGCAATTGAACCACTTGATGTTGAAGTTGATAAGTTAAATCCTTGTGAGTTTCCAGCACCCCATTGACTATCACCATATTTGGCTGATTGAACACTTGGAGAGATACCATCAAATCCACCTTGGAATCCAACTGTAAATTGTCTTTTGTTTTTATCTACTGCAGATGAACCAGTTAGTTCATAAGCAAAGTTTTTAGTTGCAACTGTACCAGCTACTATTGCGGTAAATGCTGCATCGAATGCAAATACTGTATTTGCTCCTTTAGTAGCACCTACTGGTATTGCAGCTAAGTAATTGTTGTTATCAATTTTTACTACTGATGATTCTAAATCAATACCACTATAATTTATAGAGTTTGATGAGTTGTTATCACCTGAACCAGTTGAGAATATAACTGCTGGGATTACTGTTTCATCTACTCCATCAAATAATGGGTTAATGTATTCTGCGTGTGCGAATGGACCTGCGGTGATTGGGAATGAACCTTCATCAACACATTCTACTCTTACAAATTTAGAACGATTTACATAATCACCATTTTCAGTTTGTTTTCCATTTGCATCAATAATAACATTTCTATCACCGATTACTTTTTTGATGTAATTTGGTGAAGCTGGGTCTAAGTTAATATTGTTATAAGTTTCTAAAACTACTTTTCTTTTATCTGTATCAGAGTAACCTCTAATTGCGATAGAGAACAATGCGTAATCAGTAGAGTTTACTGAACCTGCTGCTCTTACATTAAAGATAGAAACTTTATATTCTTTATTATAGTTTGAACCATCACCTAAAGTATGGAGTCTAAATAAATTATGTCTTTCTCCTGAAATCAATTGTGATTGTATATAAGGAGTAGAAGCGTGTTGAACATCGTTTGTAAAAGCTTGAGTTGAAAGTTGTCTTTTTACTACTTTACCACCTGCTGTTAATATAGATTGTATATCTGTTGCAGCCTTTTCAAAGTATTTGTAAGTATATGCTTTTTTAGCACCTCTTGCTCCATCACCGAAAACATCTGATATATCATTTCCTGCACTTGGTAGTACAGATGCTGATACTGATGTTCCTAGTTGTGAACCAGATATAAGGAATGCAGAAGAACTAAACGCTGCACTGATGTCATTAGTTGAGATATCAAATCCAACTCCTTCACCACCCACAGTTTGGTGAGTGTTGTGTAAAACACCTACTAACTTAGATGCTCCACTTCCACTTGCCTGTACTGCAATACCAAAAGGTTTAACTTGTGAATATCCACCAATATGTCCTACACGAACAATAGTTACTGTTCCTGCTTCTCTAAGGTAGTTTTGTACGGTATACCCTGAATAGTAGTCTCCATTAGGGGTGCCGAATATTTCTTCGAATTCTGATTGTGTATTAACAACGGTTGGTACGAAAGCAGGTCCTTTATGGAAAGGTCCAATTATTGCTGCTCCGATTTCTCCAATCCCTTGTGATAAGAAAGAAAGGTCATTTTCTCTCGTAAATACACCAGGTGATACAATTTTTTCTGCCATTTTATTTTACTCCTATTAAAATTTTTTGTATAATATTACTAATTCAAATAATCATTAATACTCTTATATAAGTATAAATAACTTTTTGTAAAGATTAATTTTCTTCTTGGATAACTTCCTCTTCGACATCTTTTTCCTTTTCAACTGGAATAAATTCATTTGTTTGTGGATTATAATTACCGTCTCCGTATTTCTTATTTAATCCATCAAATAAACTTTTTTCAGTTTCTACAAGTTTTGCGTGTGTCTCATGTAAGTTTTTTTGAATTCCATCGATTTCATCAATTCTTCTTTTTCTTTCAATGTCTAACTGTCCAAGTTTTGTAAACACAGTAGCCACTTCTGCTCTTAGGTTTTCTAATTCTTGTACTTCTTCTTTTGTAAACTTTATTGCTTTTGCCATTTTGATATATAATTTTATTTATTCAAGTGTATATATAAATATATCACTTTTATAAAAACGTAATTTTTTTATATAGTAAAGGAAGTATTATTTCCACCAATAGTTACATAGTTACTTTTTAAACCAGATTCTATTGCTCTTACTCTAGCATAATATGTACCTGCACTTAATTGACTTGTTAATGATATACTTGTTGTACTAAACTCAGTAAAACTTAAAGTAGGACTACTAAAGTTACTATTATTATCGACTTGTATATCATATGCAGTAATACCACCAGTATTTGCATTCGGTGTTGGTGCGTTCCAACTTAATACTCCACCAACATAAGCAACATTTGTCGGGTCACCAGGTCCAGCGAAATCTGTATGAGATGCTCCTCCTTTATTATGTGATATATATCCATTAGAAATGTAAGTATCTGCGTTTTCTACATTTAAACTTATAATTTCTTGTGTTTCGGTTGATAAATCAATACTATCTATATTTACTACACTTAAACTACCACTTATTGATTTAATCAATTTATCGTTGGTTGTTATTGTTCCTGCTTCTTTAAATTTGTATTTTCCATCTTCAGATGCTGATACAAATAGTGGATGTTCCCATGTTGTTGTTAATTCACCATTAAATGTATAGAATTTTTGAGCAAATGAGAAAACTACATCTTGTACAGTTACATCTTGATAATTACCACCTAAAGTATCTTGTGTCCATGATTCCCAAGAATCTTCACTACCAGTATCTAAACCATTTAAATGCCAACCTTTAAGAACATCTCCTTCAATTATATCTTCAGCCAACTTAGTTGTTCCATTTTGTAATGTTATTGGGGTATCTGGTAATAAACAAAGTGCAGATGCATTTCCATCATAAGAATCAACTGCATGTACTGTTAAAGTTCTTGCAACACCATGTCCACTTGCATGGTCATTAAATCCATCATTAAAAGTTACTGATATAGTATGTTCCATTGAACCTGTTAAAACAGTTTGACTACTCATACCTTGTGGTGTCAGGCCTGCAACTGCTAATCTTCTTTTACTTTTTTCATTTCCATTCGCTTGTATTTCAATATAACCAGATTTGAATGAATTCCCTCTGAATATTGGAGTTACTGCCCAAGTAAAATTTCCAATTTGTTCCTCTATTAAATTAAAGTTTCCACCCTTACCAGTGAATAGTAGTTCAATATCTTCACTCGTACCTTCAACTTGATAAGTAAATCCACCATCAATTTGGCCAACTGTATCTATACCAAATGATGATAAAGATATTTCATCACCAGGACCAGCACTTCCTCCAATAATAGTATTCATTGATACATTACTATTTTGAGTGTAATTTGTTGCTCCTGCTAAATTATTTAAACTAAGTGTTTCTCCTGCTGAAATTGCCATATATACTTTTCCCTATATATTATAAATATCAAGTAGTTGATTAATCCATAAATCTTTGTTAGTATAAGTATTAATCATGTATTCTTTTAATGATTGAAACCATTTTTGTTTTTCAGAATAGGGTGTTTCAATTAACCTCTTATAAATATCGTTAAATTCTTTTTTTGATGATGCTCTATAAGGATATTCAAAATCTTTACACCAAGTAGAATGTAAAATAGGAAGTTTTCCATAATCTACTGCCTCAAATATAGAATATCCAAATGGTTCATATATAAAAGATGAATGTGATATCCCCCAATCCATATTATAGAATATATTAGAGAATCCTGGCTTGTAATGATAAATCCTCATCTTTCGTGTATCTAATTTAGCTTGATTTTTCCAAATATCAATAAATTTAGTTGAATCAGTAAATAAAAAGGCTTTTAGACCATCTAAATAATGAGGATTCTTTCTACCTTCACATCTTGAAGCAAATCCTATGTTATTTGATTCTGATAATTCTAAGTTATGTTTGAATTCATAAAAATTTGGAATGTTTCTATTTGGAGTTAGAATATCAAACAAACCTACCCAAATTGAATGAGTTGCTATATCATTAAGTTCAGTTTCCCAACTTGAATCCATATATGGATACCAACCAAATCCAGCATCAGTAGTTAATTGTGATTTTATAACATGGTCAACTGAATTATGTATTATATTTGAGTGAATTTTGGTTTTATTTTTTAATATTGGTTTCATGGGAGTATAATACCCATGTAGTATGTTTATTCTCCTTGCACCTTTACATATTTCTTCAAACTTTTCTATATCTTCACCATGCCAGTAAGTTTCTATTGGAAAATCATATCCAACTTCATCATAATTTTTTGGTTTATTTCGATGAATTAGAAGTATTGGTTTAACTTTTAACTTAGGTGCAATTAATTCTAACCACAAGTTAATCCATGTATCAGTACCAGCGTTTACCCAAGGGCCACCACCAGTTGTATAATAAACATCATACATATTTTATTTTTTTACGATTATTTTTCCTGCAAAGTTTGTTGAAAATACCACAGTTACTCTGTTTACTGAGTTTGTTGTTATTGATGCTGGTATTTCTTGTTTTGAATTTGCAGTATTCCATGCTTGAACAATTGGATATTGTTCATTTAAGTTGTGGTCTACTGCATATGAAGATGCTCCACTAACTGTTTCTTTGTGTGTTGTTAATGTTGAAACTTGAGCAGAACTACTTACAATTCCACTTGGTACATTATTAAAGTTAGTATAATTTAAGTAATATGCACCATTTTGTCCATTTAATAAAGCAGAATTATCAGATAATTGAGAACCACTAATTAAGTGTCCACCTTTTGCAACTACAACGAAACCACTTTTAGTATCAGAAAGAGTTACTCTTGCGGTATTTGTTGTTGGTAATGAAGTTGTTGCTGGTATAATTACATTTCTACTGTTATCATACACAGAAACAATAATATTATAAGAATTAAAGTTGTGTGTTACTGTAATATCATCAACATTATCGTATGATGCAGTTACAGTTGTTTTTTCTGTTATTTCACCTGGAGGTAAGTTTGTTAATTGTGAACCATCACCTTTAAAGTTTGAAGCGGTTATGGCACCATTTAAAGAAAGAGAACCAGTGATTGGTCTTGGGTGAGAGTTTACAGTTAATATTTCTGAGATTGATTCAAGTGATGAAGATTTTTTTAGAAATAATCTTCCATCATAGGTATTCATTGCCAATTCACCTAATTCAAGATTAGATGTACTTGGTATCTTACCACTAACTGCCGTTCTTTTTAGTTTAATTAACTGTGCCATATCTATGACTTACTCTTTCATTATATAATTAACAAAATAAGAAATCCTTATATAAGGATTTAATTTCTTATTTCAACTTTTCTTTCAAACTATCAATTTCTTTTTGCTGTTCTTTAATAGCCTCTATTAAGAGACCAGTAAGTTTAGCATAATCTACTCCTTTATATCCATTATCTCTATCAGTTACCAATTCAGGTAATACCTTTTCAACATCTTGAGCAATCACACCAACATTTGGTAACGATTGTTGTAACTCATCAGCGTTATCATTCCAATTCCATGTTACACCTTTTAAAGATTGTACTTTTTCAATTGGGTTAGAGATAAGTTCTATATTATCTTTTAATCTTTCATCTGAAGAAGCATATGCTACAACATCTCCACCTACATTTAATGCTCCTGCGATACCTGCTCCACCATCTACAATTAATGCTCCAGTCGTTTTAGATGTTGATGCAGTTGCATCATCTACTCTTACACTTCCGAATGTTACATCATCATCAGTATCTAATCCTAAATCACCTCTAGAGTTTTGTGTATTATTATCGGTAGTTGTAATTGTAATTGTACTTGCATCTGTTCTACTAACAGTAGCACCACCTGCTCCTACAAATTTAACATCATCGGTTGTATTACCATCATGTCCTGCACCACTTAATCTTAACTTAATACCACTCGAAGATACAACTGAAGTTGAATAAGTATTCTGTGTGTTATCGTTTGTATCTGTGTTTGTAGTATATGAAGGAGTACCAAATGTACCATCATGTTTTAAGAATTCTCCCGCTGAACCTCCTGCAAGTCCTAAGTTTGTTCTAGCAGTTGATGCGTTTGTTAAATCTGATAAGTTTTGGTCTTTTTGTAATTTTCCACCTACTGTTGTTGTTAGTGATGCCAAACCTGATTGGTCTGATGCTAATGAAGCAGATAATTCACCAAGTGTATCTAATGTTGAACCAGCAGTTCCAATAATATCATCAATTCTACCTTGTACGAATGCCGTAGTTGCTATTCTTGTAGAAGAGTTAGTACCTGTTTGTGTTGGTGCTAATGGATTACCAGTTAATGTTGGTGAAGCTAAATTAGCTTTTAAATCCAATGCAGTTTGTTGTGCAGTTGAAACTGGTTTACCAGCATCTGTTGTATTATCTACATTTCCTAAACCTATATTGGTTGGTGTTAAATCTCTTGTTGAAACAGATGCATCAGTAACGTGTCCTAAACCATCTGTTGTAATTGTTAATGTATCTATTACTTGAGCATTACTTGTATCAAGTGAAATATCATCACCATCATGAGTTGGGTGAGAATAGTTGTTAGCTGAAGCTTCAATACCATTTAATTTAGTATGGTCTGCATCTGTAAATACATTTGAATCAGTAGCTGCTTCAACTGCTGTTCTAACTTCTGCATTACTTAACTGAGTGTTTGTATCTGTATTTGTAGTATATGAAGGTGTACCGAATGTTCCATCATGTTTTAAGAATTCTCCACTTGAACCTGCAGCTGGTACTACACCACTATTACCAGTTCCTAATAAAGTTCTTATATCTGATGCTGATTGGTCTGCAGTTGCATTATCTTCAATATTATCTAATTTAGATTTTAAAGTATTTGTAAAATCATTTGCTGTTTGAGATGCTACTACGAAATCTATATCGTTAGTACTATCTTGATAAGTTACTGTTATACCAGTTTCAGTACCACCTAACATTCCTCCAACTATATCTTGAACTTGTTCGTTTGATAATTGTGTATTATCATTATCATTTGGAGTAGTTACAGAACCACCTAATGCAACAGCTGAACCATTAATTGTTATACTTGAGTTTGATAATTTAGCATTTGCGATTGAACCAGCAAGTTGTGAACTAGTTACACCACTAATTTGTGATGAACCAGATACTACACCACTTGGTAGTGATGATAATACGTTTGCTGCATCAGTTACATTTGCACCTGCTTCAATACCATCTAATTTATCATGGTCGGCAGTTGTAAAGTTTTCATCTGTTTGTGATGCAACTGAGAAATCTAATGAATTTCCACTATCATCATAAGTAACACTAATACCACTTTCAGTATTACCACTTACCATTCCACCTACGATATCTTGAACTGCTTCTGTTGATAACTGAGTGTTAGTATCTGGAGTTGATACTGAACCTCCTAATGAGACGGCTGAACCATTTATTGTTATACTTGAATTTGATAATTTAGAATTTGCTATTGAACCAGCTAATTGAGTATTTGTTATACCACTTACTTGAGCAGATGATGAAAATACACCTTCTGCGTGAATTTTTGTTTCAACTAGTGCATCTGTATATCCAACTTTATTTGTGTTATTAGTAATTGCTGAAGCTTGTCCACCACTTATAGTTGTAGTTGAACTTGCTAAATAATCAGATGAATCAAATGCTTTAACTTGTGCTAAGTTAGTAACTTCGGAATCCATTAATGCACCTGCTGCAGTTACATTAGTAGTATCAGTTACATTTGCTCCACCTTCAATGTTATCTAATTTGTTTTTTAATACAGTTGTAAAGTCATTTTCTGTTTGAGATGCTACTACGAAATCCATATTTCCATTAGCATCATCATAAGTTACAGTAATACCTGTCTTAGTACCACCTGTTGCAACAAGTGCTCCAGCGAAATCTTCTACTGCCTCTTGTGAGAGTTGAGTATTATCGTTTGCAGTAGTTACTGAACCTCCTAATGATACTGAAGTACCATCAATTGTAATTGCTGAATTTGTTAAATCGTTATTTTGTATTGCTCCTAATGTTACTGCCTGTCCACTAATTGATAAATAATCATGAGAATCAGTAACTAAAGTTACATCAGTTGAATTATCTGTTCCAGCAGCATCAACTCCAATTGTAGTTCTAACTGCTCCTGCATTTGCATCATCTACAATTGTTTTACCAAATGTAGATATTGTTGTGTTTGCTGGTAGAGAGAATGTTTTTAAATCTGCATCTACTTCCGAATCCATTAATGCACCTGCTGCAGTTACATTAGTAGTATCAGTTACATTTGCTCCATCTTCTATATTTAAGAAACTTCTTACTTGAGTTGCAGAACCACTAACTACTAATTTATCATCTAATATCGGATGAACATTACCAGTATCAGTAACATTAGCACTTGCTTCAATATTATCTAATTTAGATTTTAAGGTGTTTGTAAAGTTGTTTTGTGTTAGACCACCATCACCTACTGAATATGTTGTGTTAACCGATGAAATCGTTATTGTATCGTTACTAGCATTGGTTGTAATTGTAGTTGCACCACTCTCAGCAAAGTTAAGTGTATCAGATTCACCATCTGAAACTATATTATCTTGACCAGAAACTGCTATTGTTCTATAAATGTTTGGTCTATTTGTAATTGATGTATAAGATACTTGTTCTGAACCAGATACTACACCAGCTGGTAATTGAGTAGTAATTGAACCACTAACAACACCTTCTGTATTTAATTTTGTTTTTACTCTAGTATCAGTATAATATAAAGCTACTGAACCTTCATTAAGGTCATCAGTATCTTTACCAGATAAACTAGTATTGAATCTTGCATTTGTGTAATAAAGGTTAGTTGAACCTTCACTTAAATCATCAGTATCATTTTCTTTTGTAATTATTTGTTGTTCATTACCAAATCTACCTGCTTTCCAAAAATCATTAGTAGCATCCCAAAGGAATGAACCACTTAATGATGAACCACCAGTTACATCTTTAACTAAAATACCACTCGTTGTTGCAGAACCACCAAAGTTAAGTTCTAGGATATTATCACCAATTTGAACATTATTTGATGTCGTAAATGTAGTTGTACCTGCAACATCAAGGTCTCCTTGAACAGTTACGTTGTTTGAAAATATTTGATTACCAGCATGAGTTGAACCACTTAATACATCTTCTGCAGTTAATTTAGCTTTTACAAGTGCATCTGTATATCCAACTTTATTTGTATTCGTAGTAATTGCTGAAGCCTGTCCACCACTTATAGTTGTAGTATTACCTGCGAGTGCAGTAGTACCACTTGTACCTATTTGTAAGGTTGTTACTGAACCTCCTAATGATACTGCCGAACCATCAATTGTTATACTTGAGTTTGTTAAATCATCATTGTTTATAGCACCTGCAGTAATTTCTTGTCCACTTATAGTTAAGTAATCGTTACCAGCTAAAGTTACATTAGTTGAATTATCAGTTCCACTTGAATCTACTCCGATTGTAGTTCTAACTGCTCCTGCAGATGTATCATCTAAAATAGTTTGAGCGAATGTTGTAGCAACTTGGTCTGAACCAGATACTGTTCCACTTGGTAATTTATCTATTACCGAACCACTTAATATAGTACTACCATCTGTATCTAAATTAATAGTAATAGTTTCATCACCAACTTGATTAGTAGTGAAGTTACCACCACCACTTAAGTTAGTTCCAGCACTTAATGTAATGGTTGCGTTAGTAATTGTTGGTTTGTTTGATATATCTGTGCTATAATCTACTTGATTTAATGTAATAGCCTGACCAGATAATGTTAGATAATCATAAGAACCCACAAGAGTTACATTAGTTGAATTATCAGTACCTGCCACATCAGTTCCAATTGCAGTTCTAACTTCTGCTTGTGTAATACCACTTCTTAAAGTTGGAGTTCCACTATTGTCATATATTGCTGATGGGTTTGATGCACTTTGTGCATCTATTTGTGTTGAACCACTAATAACTTCATCTGCTACTGTGAATGTTATTGTTTCATTACCAGATTGATTAAGTGTTATTGCACCACCACCATCTAAACCTGCTCCTGCAGTAAGTGTGATAGTTGGGTTATTTACACCACCTAATGATTGTACTTGTGCTGAAGAAGATACTACTCCTTCTGCATTTATTTTTGTTTTTACTCTTGCATCTGTGTAATATAAGTTATTACTTCCTTCAGATACATCATCAGTATCTCCACTTAATTCACTTAATGCATCTTTAGTATCAATTTGTGCATCTACATATGCTTTAACAGATTGTTGAGATGGAAATTTAGTTGCTGAGTTAGAACTCATGTTATCTTCATCAACACCAACTAAAGTAATAATTTGTGTTGAACCACTAACAACATTTTCAGCATTTATTTTTGTTTTTACTAGTGCATCTGTATAACCAACTTTATTTGTGTTGGCAGTAATTGCTGATGCTTGACCACCACTTATTGTAGTAGTATCACCTGCAAGTGCAGTTGATGAACTTGTACCTATTTGTAAGGTTGTTACTGAACCACCTAATGAAATAGCAGAACCATCTATTGTTATAGAAGAGTTTGCCAATTTACCATTTGCTATTGAACCAGCTAATTGTGTGTTTGTAATCGTACCACTTAAATTACTTGTTAAATATCCAGTTGCATCTGCCAAATCAAATGCTGGTGTTGAATCTGAAGCTCCTAAAGCTACACTTACACCACCAAATGATACTGAACTATTACTAAGTTTAGAGTTTCCAATTGAACCAGCTAATTTACTTGCTGCTATTGAACCAGCTAAATCGTCATTTGTAATTGAACCCAATGTAATTGCTTGACCACTAATTGTTAAATAATCTAACGAACCAGCAAGAGTTACATCAGTTGAGTTATCAGTTCCAGCAGCATCTACACCTAAATTTGTTCTTGCAGTTCCAGCATTTGATAAATCTGATAAGTTACTTGATTTTGCTAATTTTGTTCCTACTGTTGTTACTAAACTTGCAAGTGAACCAGAATCTTCAGCTAATGAAGCAGAAAGTTCTCCTAATGTATCTAACGTTGAACCAGCAGTACCTACTAAATCAGTAAGTTCTTGTTGTACATACGCCGTTGTTGCTATTTTTGTTGAATCATCATTGGATGAAGGTGTTGTTGATATTGGTGTTCCAGTAAATGTTGGTGAAGCAATATTAGCTTTTAAATCCAATGCAGTTTGTTGTGCAGTTGAAACTGGTTTAGCAGCATCTGTTGTATTATCTACATTACCTAATCCTAAATCACTAGGTGTTAAATCTCTTGTTGAAATACTACCATTTGCATCTGTTACTAATCCACTCGTATTTGTTGTTATATTAAGGTCTAAATCTGATATTACAGTTGCTCCACTTAATACTGTTGTATCGATATCTATATCATCACCAGCTAAGTTAGTTGGTAATACATAGTTTACTGTTCCTGCTGCATCTACTCCAAGTGCCGTTCTTGCAGCACCTGCTGAAGTTGCTCCTGTACCACCACTTCCAATTGGTATTGTACCACCAGTTATTGCTTGTCCACTTATTGATAAGTAATTTGTATTTCCTAAAGTTACATCAGTTGAATTATCAGTTCCCGCTGCATCTACTCCGATTGTAGTTCTAACTGCTCCTGCGGATGTATCATCCAATATCGTTTGTGCAAATGTTGATGCTATTTGGTCTGAACCACTTACTACACCTGGAGTATATGTAGTACTCGATGGTAATGCTATTGACCCATTCCCATCGAAAGTAAGTGAACCAGAAATCTGAGGATTATGTAATATCATTCTATTTTACTTTCTTTTTCAATTCATTAACTTCGTTTGATAATTCTTTAATTCCTTCTATAAGTAAGGAAACTAATTTATCATATTTAACTGCCTTGTAACCATTATCACGAGTATTTACCAATTCGGGTAGTACTGCTTCTATTTCTTGAGCAATAACTCCATAATCTTTACCTTTATAAATATTTTGTTTTTCTTCATCCCATACAAAACTGTTACCAGAAATTTGATTTATTTTTCCAATTGGGTTTTCTATTGGCTGAATATTATTTTTTAATCGTTTATCTGAAGATGCATATGCTATAATATCATCACTTGCTTTTATAGTACCAGTTACATGAGTACTATTTGATATATTAAATCTTGTATTTGCGTGATTCCAAATAATTGATGCATTTGTATCACTACCTCTATCAACTTCAATACCACCACCATTTGCTGCTGATGAATCTGCTGAACCACTTGCTACTGTTATTAATTTATCCTCTATCTTAAGTTCACTAGCTTGAATTTCAACTGAATCTCCGAGAACTGTTAAGTTACCATTAACTGTAAGGTTACCTGTAAATGAACCCGTATCAAATGTTGGTGAATCTCCACTTTGTAATCCTAAATCTATATCAGATAACGCCGTACCATTAATAGTAGGTCTTAAAGTACCTTGAGATGGTGACATAAATGAAGAACCACTTATAACACCTTCTGTATTTAATTTTGTTTTTACTCTTGCATCTGTATAGTAAAGATTAGTACCTTCTGCAACATCAGCAGTATCAAATCCTGTCTTATTAGCATCGTTAAGAACTACTTGTGCAGAACCACTATGAACTCCTCTATCATTAATATAGGTTAAGACATTAGAATCAAAGTTAGCAACTGAAGTAGCATCTACTTGTGCAGATTGAGAAATAACTGTTTCGGTATTTAATTTTTTCTTTACACCTTCTAAGAAATGTGCTGAACCTGTATGTAATGATAAACTTCTATTTGTATCAATAGTACCACCACCTTCTAAACCTTTACCACTACCAACTGAAATGCTTGAGTGGTCAATATGTTCGTTTGCAACAAAGTTTGTAGTTGAATCATGGTCTATTTGAACAGAAGATGAAATTATACCTTCACCTAAATCAGTAGCATATCTTGCATCTAAATCAGTATATAATTGAGCAGATGCTGAAATTACTGTATTATCATTTAAACCATCTTTTAAATCACCAACCCATGAATTTGTATCTTTTGCTCTGATTTGACTAGATTGTGAAACAATTTCATCACCACCAGTATTAAGATATCTTGCATCAAAATCAGTTGTTAATTGAGCAGATGATGAAATTACATTATCACCATCAATTTCTAAGAATTTAGTATATCCACTAATTTGAGCAGAAGATGAAACGATTCCACCAATTGCTTTAGCGGTTATTGTGTTTGTATTTCTTGTTAAATCAATTGTAGCACTATCATTAAATGTTAATGGATTTTCATGAGATTCTACCTCTAAATTAACAACACGAGAATCAATAGATGAAGAAAAAGATGTTCCTACTATTGCTGTATTAACTTGAGCAGAACCACTATGTACCCCATCACCAATTGTGTTTATATATCTTGCATCAAACGTAGTTGTAAGTTGTGCTGAAGATGAAATGATATTAGATGAATTATAATCTATTTTTGAAGATGCAATTGCTGCATTAGTTGCAACTTGAGAGTTTAAAATACCAGTAATTTGAGCTGATGATGAAACTACACTATCTCCATTAATTTCTAAGAACGTATTAAAGTTACTAATCTGAGCAGATGATGATACTAATCCATCAATATCGAAGAAATTATTATCTATTTGTTCAGAAGATGATACTAATCCACCTGGAAGTGCTTTTGTTACACCTTGAGTAAAGTTTGCTGAACCTGTTGCTATTTGTAAGTGTATATTTCCTTGTACACCTCGTGTTCCACCAACATTAGTACCAGTTGATAAGTGAATAAGACCTGTTTTTTCTGGATTAAATGTATTTGTTGGGTTTACTTCTGTAATATCACCCGCACCTGCACTAATTAAAGCATCATTTACTGCTTTTGTTGTTGGAATTGAATTTGGGTCATCCCCAATAGATGCAGAAGTATTTAAAAATGCTGCTGTTCCAAGTGCTCTTACTTTTGTTTTATTTGAATCAACAAATAATGCGTTTACAACACTACTTCCAGCAGTTTGTAGGCCAGTGAAAGATGCACTTACGAATGAAGGTGCATCTGTTGTTAGTAAATTAGTAATTCCAACATCAGATGGAGCTCCATTAGTTGTTAATATTGCTCTACCTTGTGTTGTAGAAGTTAGTACTGAAGATGAGATAAGTTTATTTGCGTTACTTGCTATTGGTTCATATCTTACATCATAGTTACCTTGTAATTGTGCTGATTGAGATACTACTCCATCTCCATTTATTTCTAAATATCTTGTATCTAATGATTGTGTTACTTGAGATGAACCAGATACTACTGAAGTACCTTCTAAAATAGTTGTTGCAGTTATCGAACCACCTAATGAAGTAGATGTTCCTGCAATTGTGATTGCACTACTTCCAAGTTGTGAGTTAGTAATTCCACTAATTTGTGCGGAAGATGATACTATATTACTTCTATCGTAGTTAATTTTACCAAAATCAATTGCTGCTGATGGTGAAATATCTCCATTGGTGATTACTTCACTACCAATATCTGCAACTCCATTTGCACCAAAGGTTACATCACCAGATGCTTGAGTAAATATAGAACCACTAATCTGTCTTGATTCACTTACAAGTGTATTTGTAGCACTTGCAATTGGTTCGTATCGTGTATCTAATGATTGTGTTACTTGAGATGAACCACTAATTACACCATCACCACTTGTATTAATATATCTTGCATCAAAGGTTGGTGTAAGTTGAGCAGATGATGAAATTACATTATCACCATCAATTTCTAAGAATTTAACGTAGTTACTAATCTGAGCAGAGGAAGAAACTACTGAATCTCCTCCTGCCTCTAAGAATTTATTGTATGCACTAATTTGAGCAGATGAGGAAACTACTGAATCTCCATTTATTTCTAGGAATTTAACATAGTTACTAATCTGAGCAGAAGATGAAACATGATTACTGTTACCAAAATCTAATTTAGTAAATTTTATTCCTGCACTATTGTTTACATCACTATTAATGATTGAACCTCCAACAATACTCGATAAACCAGTAGAAGAAATTGCAATATCACCAGTAATATCACTATAAATAGATGAACTTACTTGAGATGAGCCACTTACTAACGTAGGTTTGTTTGTAATGTTTGGATAATCAACAGATGCTGCAGTTACTCCAGTTAATTCTGAACCATTTCCTTTAAATCCTACTGATGAACTTATTTTTGCATCTAATACGAATGAAGTTGTGTTATGGTCCCACTTTAATGATTTATTTGCTCCAGCAACTTCTAAACCAGCACCATCTGATGCTGCTGAATCTGCTGAACCACTCGCAACTGTTATTAATTTATCAGCAATTCTTAATTCTGAAGTTTGTATTTCAGTTGCAGAACCTAATACTGTTAAATTACCAGTTACTTGGACATCGCCTGTAAAATCACCATCAGCAAACGTAACATTATTAGTTGTTGCTAGATTTTGGTTAATTGTATCAAGGTTTGCCTTGTTTGCGTGAGTGTGAGTAGTTGCTTCTAAAGAATCTATCCTTGTATCTACTGAAGTAGAGAAAGCTCCCTCAATGGTATCTAATCTACTATCAACTGATGTTGAGAATGGTCCTTCTAATACATCTAATCTTGAATCTAATGATGTTGAGAATCCACCTTCAATATTATCTAATCTTAAATCAACAGATGAACTATATGAAGTATAACCAGATACTTGGTCAATATTAATTTGTTGTGATTGTGAAACTACACTATCACCTTGTACTTTTAAGAATCCTAAATCATCGATTTGTTGTGAAGATGAAACGACACTATCACCCGTTGTATTAAGATACCTTGAATCAAAGGTAGTTGTAAGTTGTGCTGAAGATGAAATTACATTATCTCCTCCAATTTCTAAGAATTTACTATAAAGTGAGATTTGTTCCGAAGATGAAACTACACTATCTCCACTTATTTCTAAGAATTTATTATATCCACTAATTTGTGCGGAAGAAGAAACTACTGAATCTCCATTTATTTCTAAAAATACACTATCTAATTGAGATGAACCTGATAATACACCATCAGAGTTCATTTTATCTTTTACATTAGAATCAAAGTTTGTAATTGTATCAGCATTTACTTGAGATGAACCTGATATAACATCATCAATGTTCATTTTTGCTTTTACATTGGTGTCAAAGTTTGTAATTGAATCAGCATTTACTTGAACTGAACTACTAATTACATTTTCAGTATTTAATTTTGTTTTTACTCTTGTATCTGTATAGTAAAGATTAGTACCTTCCGATACATCTGAAGTATCGAATCCTGTCTTATCGGCATCGTTTAGTATTACTTGTGAAGAACCACTAAATACACTATCTCCATTTATTTCTAAAAATACACTATCTAATTGAGATGAACCTGAAATTACTCCATCAGCATTTAATTTACTTTTTACACCATTAGTAAATGTAGATGATGCGGTATCAAGTGTTAATGTTCTTGTTGAGGCGATTGTACCACCACCACTCATACCATTACCTGCTAGGATTGAAACTAAAGAGTGGTCAATATGTTCGTTTGCTACGAAGTTTGTAGTTGCATCATGGTCTATTTGAATAGATGATGA